ATTGACATCCACAAAGCTGATAATTGAAGCCCATAATCTGTCCCAATCCCCAAGAAGTGGATAAATTAGCACAGTTTTCATCAATTTTACGGGCTGCTTCGAGTCTTTTCCACTCTCCTTCTCCTCCCAAGTAGAATTCTTTGGTCCATTTCTGATAAACCAGAGAGGGATTTCTCTTTGCTAGGTCATATAAATAGGTTCTTTTACCTTCTCCCTCGAGTTTTATCTTCAAATATTTCCACATTACATGACCCTCGAAGAGAATTTGAGGTCTACCAGAGGGTAAAAATCCGTCTCGATTACCACATTCTACTACAGTTATTGTCTTTAACAGAGCTGGTTCAAGGTTTAATCTGTTTGCAACCTTAGCAATTAATTCGTTAGTAAGTTTATCCATAATATAAATTCTTAGAGTTTACATTAAAAATGGTAAAGTATTGCTTGTAGCCTTTCTTAGGTAGGTATATCGAGTTCTATTTATCAATGAATATAAATAATTTAATTATGGATATAGGAAAGAAACAACAGATTATGGTCGATTGGTTTAAGAAAACCCTAGATGAATCTAAGAAACCCTGGAATACCCAGATATATTTGATAACTGATAAGTATCATGTTTACATTGCCAACAAGGATATCAGATTAATAGGAAGTAATTTCGGTAAGGCAATCGATAGACCTCTGAAATATTTCTTATTTACTGATGGTAAGGTACAGTATTTCAACAGTATAGAATTTCTTGGCTATCTGCCTTTCGAATTATGGGACGAATACCCAGTCAATTGCAAACTTCTAAATCCTTGGGAATACGACTACTATCGTCAGCATGGGATAACCTCAGAAGATTTGCAGAATTTATTCAATAATGATTGATATTTAAAAATAAAATAGTATATTTGCATAACAGAAATAAATAATATATTTATATGAAAAAAGAAATAGTAAAACTCAAAGAGGGTAACTCGGTAATTTACCAAGACAAAACCCTAATGGAAAAGGCAAACGTAGTATCCATCGATAAAAAGAACGGTACTGCAATATTATCTAACAAGATAATAATCACTAGAACAACAAATCTAGATGGTCAATTTACTCGATTAGATGGAAAAGGTAATGCAATAATCCTACCTTGTACTACAGAGAATGAACAGAAGTACAATGCCTTTGTTGCATACCATCAATCCAAGAAATCCTTAGAGGCAATCAAAAAATGGTTAGACGATAACGGGAAACATAAGGATGAGGAAACCTTTGAGAAAGTGATAACCTTAGATAAGAAACTTAAGAAACTAATCGAAAAACTCAATGAATAGTACTCGGATAATATTAGGCATAATCTTATGGGATATGCCTAATCCCCTCTATACTTCTAACCAAGTTATTATGTGAAGAAATCAGGATGATTAAACCTCATCTATTATTCCTTACAATCTGGTTAGTATTACCTTTATTTCCTATTTACCTAATTATTCTTTAAAAAGAAAAACAATGGCTAGAATTAAAGATTACGACGAAGATTTATCTGCTCCCAAACTTCTAAAAGAAAGGGCAAGAGATAACAAAGGTAGGTTCATTAAAGAAAGGGCAAGAGATAACAAAGGTAGGTTCATTAAAAAGGACCTACCACCCTACTTAGGGGCTGAGCAAGTATTAAAACCTAAGAACTACTATCACTTCGATAGTCATGGTAATTATAAGGGTAGCTCAATGAATTTTGATGCTATGGTATTACTTGGCTTTACTTGGTTTAAGTTACTGGGAGTAGCATTAATGATGTTGCTATGGCCAATAGTATTTATATATGCCCTTAATGATGGGATAGAGGGATACCCATTTAAGAAGTATGCAATCCCCTATATATTTATCTTAGTAGTTTGGTTTATAATATTCTTATATGGACTAGTATCATGAGCAATATAGATGAAGAAGCAAAGAATAACTTCACCATAGAGATGAGGATATTCGAAAATTATGAGAAAGTGAAGTATGAGATAATCAAGGTAATTGATTTCCTAAGACATGAAGAAACTAACCTAGGGAAGATATTCTATAATCAGAATCATGAATTCTGGCATAGTGTAATTAAACCCTGGTTCCAACCTGAAAGGTTTGGTATTACCCATCTCTGGTTTCCTTCAGGGTTTAGTCACATAGGTTATGGAGAATATCATAAGAAGTAATAGATGGTTGAAGACAATAGTATAAATTTGGGTATTGGTTTCCTACCTATAAGAAGTATATCCCATATAGAATTAGGATTTTGAAATTGGCTTTAAAGGATTTGGATGGAGGAACTTGAGATGTATTATCTTTTCTTCTATGAGATACGGAATAATAGGAGGGTTTTAGGGAAGAATAGGGTTAAGAAGATATTGGATGAATGCCAGAGATGTTAGGTCTCTGGCTTCTTTGTGTGTTGTGTCTTGGTATGCCCTTAACGTGTGTGTAGGAAGGTTTTTGTGTAGTATGTTCAAGGCTTTTCTAGGCAATGCCCTTAAGATAGGATCCTAAAAAGTTGGGGCAGTAAAAACGGGGTTTGTGTTCAGGGTACCTCTTAATATGAAAGCCTAAAAATACCAGGTACTAAAATGCGGGTACGGTAGCCCTTATTTAGAATGAATCAAAAAAAAAGTAAGGGACAAACATCCTCTTACTTTTTAAAATTTTTTTCTTGTTTATCCCACGCATAAGCAAGAAAAATTAGTATAATGAAAATAAAAATCCAACATAAGATTTCTAAAACAAAATTTATATCCATAATAGATTTATTTTATAGAGAGCTATTTTAAAATAGCTCTCTAATTAAACCATTTATTTTTTGACAATCTGTAAAGCCTTTTTCAAAATATCTTTGTTTGTTTCTTTCATATTTTCAGAACAAACAGAAAGAAGTGAAAAATCATTTACTTTGTAAACTTGCTTATAAAAGTCTAAAAACGCTTTTTTTAGCTTCTCTAAACGTGTTTTGTCCTTTTCTTGAACCAATGATTCAGACAAAGAAAGAATTGTATTTCTAAATTTTTTTCTAGCTACTTTCTTTTCTTTGTCCGAAAGTTCTGAAAAAATTTCTTCTTTATAAATATCTGATTTTTTAACTCCAAAAGAAGTTTTTAAAAGTCCCTCGGTTGATTTATTTAAATTAGCTAGAATATCCTTATAAAGAATATTGTTTGCTTTTGCTTGTGCTTTAGCTTTTTTAGCACTAACTTTGTTTACTTTTTCTTTTGTAGAATTTTCAACAACTACATTTACATTCTCAACTGAATTTAATTTTTTTTCTTCCATAATAAAATGCTTGAACTTTTGAATTTATTTTATTATAACCTTTTCGATAAAAATTCAAGTCTTATTATAAACTCGAAAAGGTTTTTTGTTTTATTTCTCTATGCAAATATAAGAATTATTTTTTAATCTACAAAATTTTCAAAGATTTTTTTTTGAAATTTTTTCTCATTAAATTTTA